ATCAAAGCGCACTGAACCCAAGTTTACTGAAAATTTACATTTACTTTTCTCTCTTGCCGTTCTCTCAAATTCACCGTTCTCTTTCTCAGATTACTTGAATACTCAAGCTCTGCACTGGCGTACCACATCTGTTCTATTCTGTGAAGATGTCGTATCTCACCAAGGACCTTGCCGCATTCATCTCTGCAGCTACTGAGGCCGGTTATTCATTTGATAACGCTTGCGAACTATATCAACGATTCAAGATCGTTGAATTGAACGCAAATCCCGTTTCCCGCGCTTTCTGCCACACTTACAAAGAGTGGGTAGACGAGCAGTTCACCATCCCCACACCTGAGGATATCGATATTCTTACCGTAGACACTGTCGATTCTTCTAACCCTGCTGTGCCCGACCATAGCACTTCAGAGGATGTGGATACCATTCATTGTGACTCTTGTGATGATGCTGAAGGACCACCTAGTCCAATCAGCGTACTTCGATCCCCGCTTGAGGGTTTCGATGTTGATATTGGTGAGGCTAACAAGTCTCTTGGAATTGACGTCTCCGCCTACCCGTGCCTGCCAAAGGGTAAGGAGAATTGCGATCTTAAGAATATCATGGCAGGTCATCTGTTTAACTCACCTATTTTCCCAATTTCTGCAATTAAGCAGGAAATCTTAGCAGAGAAAGATTTGAACCGCCTTGCCTCCCTTTTCGATGTTGTTAACACTGTTACTCATTCTGTTGGATTGGAGCAAGAGGGGTTTTCTCTTTCTTCATTGACTGGAGCAATTAAGAGCCGCATTTCAGGGGCCACTGGACTTGCGGCGTCAATGGTCGATATTGTGGCCAATCTATCTTCAGCTTCCTCTCTGCTGGAGAAAATCTTTCAGCGCATTATCACTGCGTTCGATTACATTGCTAGTTCCATTGGCACTTTTGGAACTTTTCTTACTGGAATAAAGGAGAAAATCATTGAAAAATGCACCACATTGTGGGAGAAATTGGCTGAGTGGGGTGATCACTTCTACTACATTATACCCACATTCTGCGCAGTGTTCCTTGTCTCCATCACTTGTTTTCTTATAAACAAGTTTCTCGCAGCTGTGGCGCCCACCTACTGCTTCAGCATGAGCGTGATCGTTCATCTCATAGTTGTTTGTTGTGCTCTCGTAGGTTGCGAGGAGCTTGGCGCTGCCCTACTATCCTTGACCAAGGCTGGTAAATTGAATTTTCTGAACATGATCTACAGCACCTTTGGAGCGGAGGCCGGAGAGGCAAATATCACAGTGGATGATAAACAACCCTCTACATATCATGGAGTAGATGGTGTCTTTGATGATGTGCCACTCAATGAAGGAGCTTCCTCAATGACTGGCTTCTTCGGAGTTCTTGGCTTACTGACGTTCTTTACCCCAAAGGAGCTCAAATTCGATCTCTATGAGATGACAAAATGGGCTCATGGTCTCAAGGGTTTGGCCGACGGTTATGAGAAATTCAAAGTGGTGGCTGAGAAACTAGCTTTTTGGGCCTACGAGAAAGTTGGACTTGCTGCTACTTGGGACGCCCCTGCGATTCAAAGCATGATTCTAGTTACTGGAATTCGTTTTCAAGATTGGTGCAAAGAGGTCGATACCCTTGCCGTGGAAATGCAAGGATCAGCAAGCTTACAGGAAGATTTGTCGAGAGCGAGGAAATTGAAGGAGCAAGGCATTAAGATTCAGGATTACATGGTCCGAGGAGACTCCTCAATCTCATTCATGATGAGGGAGCGCCTTAAGGCCACAATGGGAGTGATTAATGATATCGTGAGCAAATTTGAGAAAGCCATCGACATAGGTGGTACAAGAATGTGTCCATTTACGGTATTATTCTTTGGTGCTCCTGGCGTTGGAAAATCCAATACTATGGGACCCTTCATGCATGAAATAATGGACAGAAATGGAGAATCTAAGATTGGTAGGGTGTACCCTAGAAATTCTGGAGATGAGCACTGGTCGCATTACATGCGACAGACGGCACTTGTATATGATGAATTTGCACAGCGGACCCCTACACCAGGAAAGAGTGATGAACTGGAGTTGATACCTTTGGTTTCTTGTAACCATTACCCATTGGTTGGGGCTGCAATAGCCGATAAGGGTCTGTCTTTCAACTCAAAATACATCTTCATGTGCTCGAACAGGGCAGATGTTTCGGCTGGAGCTGGTTTGGCTGATCCGGATGCTTTTAGGAGGAGAAGGCACGTATGTGTGGAAGTCTTCAAAGACGACACTCTGCCATTTAAGCCCGATGAGCCTTACTACAATCAGACTTTTCAGCTCAAGAATCCTTTGAGGCCAAGAGATCCCCTCACTTTTGTTGACGCGGCTGGACATAATCAACCATATCAGAGAATGACATATGGTGAACTCTGCCTGTATGTGGCGGAAAAATCTGCTGAACACTTTGACAAGGAAGCGAAATCGCTCAGGTTCATGAGGAAAACCCAAGGATTACCGGAAGGTGATGAATTTGTTCAAGAGGGTCCCTTTAGTGGTTTCGACGGTAGTTTGCCAATCTCTGCTAAGGCCATATCAGAGCTATCAATGCCCCATTTCCATCAGGCAGACGAGACCCACCAGATACATGGGTGCACTGACCATAAGGTCTTTTGTTGCAGTCTATATGGGACGAAGTGCAATGTGGAACATACAGCTGCCGAGATATCTTACGTCAAGATGGTCCAGGATGACATTCACCCATACTCGTACACCACCAACTTGGCGATAAGTCTGGCCCACAGTGACAGAACTCTATGGGATGTAAAGGGATTCCGGAAGATGGTGAAGAGAATAAAGGGGTACGGCATTGATGATGTTCCGGAACCAATTGATGCCCAGACCCGAACATTTGTGGAGAGTGCTTGGAAGGGGTTCTCAGACAGAGATAGATATCTCATTTTCAAGTATTATGAGATTAATGATTCATTCAAGCAGAAAGCTCTGGCGAAGGTGGACATCATAAAAGAGGAGATCAAGTCCTGGAGTGTTGCCGGTTGTTGGAAGGCCATGCCTATGGGCGTGAAATGGATGATCGGGGTCATAGCACTTTTCTCATTTGGATGTGTGTTGGTGGATTTCCTGCATACACTTATGTCGATGAGGTCGTGGAGCCCAGTGGATATTCTTGGAAACGTTTTGGGGGCCACAGGAGCTTTTGGCGTTTTGGCTTTTACGTCTGAAGGAGGATCGTATGCAGGTTCGGGAGTGAATATCGAAGCCACGAAGTACCGGGACAAGAAAATAAAGCCATACTCTCAGAATGGTGGCCCTGGTGGAGCCAATTTCACGTACAATGAACTTGAGTCAATTGAAGCCATCAAGAAGGGCCAGTATCTGCTGTCGTACAGCAATACCTGTGGCATGAGTGGCGTTGCTGCAGTTTTCATGTACAAGGACCATTCGTTTCTGATATCCACTCACGAGGCCGATTGGATAAATTTCAACAAGACCTGCTTCATGATCGGAAGAGATGGAACTTCGAGGGAGGTTAGCTTGGCCGCTTCTGGAGTGAAGAAGGTCACAAGGGATGGTTTCATTGAGCCAGTTTGCTCCATAGACATATTACCGACTACCCCGGTTGGTAAGGCCAGCTCTCAATCAGTGTGGTATGACTTCCACAAGACCAATGAAGGAAGGAAGGTCGGTGTGATTGTGCCAAACAACAGGAAGGACATGGCACAGGAATGTACCAAGGTCCATTTTAGACGGAACAAGGAGGTTACAGATTGCTACAATTTTCCTGGGAGTTCTAAAGGTTGGAAGGCCAGTGATCTTCTGCATGCAAAGGCTCCTCATGGGAATGGAATGTGTGGGAGGTTGTTGTTGGCCCATTGTCCCGCTGGTAATCTGATGGTTGTTGGATTGCACGTTAGTGGGGGAGGTCTTAACGAGAGAGCCACTAGCATCTTTGGCGGGATAGATGGCTCCTACAAGGACGTCGAGGACGGAAAGTTTTATCAGCAAGGGGACTTGGATGTGCACATGAAAGAACTGATAGAAGCAGAGAGAGTGACAGATATGGTTGACAAGATCGGGCGAGTTGATTCATCGCAGCAATTCAGGCCCTCACAAGGAACCTCAATCATTAAGAGTGAAATTCATGATGACTTGTGGAGGAGAGCGGAAACTTGCCCCACAGTACTGACTCGATCGGATCCTCGCCCCGAAGTACCGTTCGACCCTTACCAGGCTGGTATCCGGAAATTTGAGAAAGAGGTGGGGCCCCTTGATTTCATTGATGAATTTTCAACAGAAAGCACAGTGCTTGTGGACATAGCTGAGGAACTGAACAATAAGAAGCGAGAGGTTGGCGGTTTTGAGTTGGACACTGTGCTCGACAATCATGCTGCTATCAATGGAGTTGAAGGTGTTGAATATGCTGAGCCACTTGTGATGGGAACATCTGAGGGGTATCCCTATGTGCTCGAGAGACAACCTGGGGATGTTGGAAAGTTTAGATACTTCAGCAAGAATCTCTATCACTGGGAGCTTAATGAGGGGCCGGCAAAGGAGCTGGATGAACTGGAGCAATCGGTGGCAAGAGAAGATTTTGATGGGAAGATCATAACCATTGCCTGCGCGAAGGATGAAAAGACCAAGCTAATCAAGGTCTACGAGAAGCCCAAGACTAGAATTTTTGAAATCTTACCCTATCATTATAACATTCTGGTGAGGAAATATTATCTCTTCTTCATGCAGTTCATCATGAGAATGCACAATGTTCTGCCTTGTAAGGTCGGTCTTAACCCTTTCTCTCAGGATTGGGATGAAATGCATGCGGAACACACCAGATTTGAACACCATTTCAATGGTGACTATTCGGGGTTCGACACTGGTACTCCAAGGCAGCTATTACTTAAATTTGCTGATCTTATCTCTGAGTTGGCTGCCGATGGGAGGAGGAACAAGGTGATTAGAAGGAATCTCATGCAGCTGGCTGTTGATAGAAGGATCTTGGTATTGGCCGAGTTGTACCATGTGAGAGGGGGGACTCCATCTGGGTTCGCTTTAACCGTGATTATCAACTCAATGGTCAATCAATTCTATCTGATGTGGGCTTGGAGGAAAATCATGAGCAGGATAAGCCCAAGCATGGTGACATACAGGGTGATGAGAACCCATTGTACTTTCTCTGTGTATGGGGATGACAATGTCGTGTCTTTTAGCCTGGCTGTAAGAGATATGTACAATCTATGCACCATAGCTGATGAACTCAAGACTATTGGGGTCACCTTATCTGATGGGAAAAAGACTGGAGTTCTGATTAAGTGGACCGGGTTCAAGGACCTCGATTTCCTGAAGAGACGATGGGAGTTGGAACCAGGGCATGGATTCAAATGCCCTCTGGACAAAATGGCAATAGAGGAAAGACTCTTCTGGGTTAGGAAGTCAGAGGACAACATGGAATCGCTCGATGACAACTGTTATTCAGCACTGATGGAGGCGTTCCACCACGGCCCAGAATACTTTCACGACCTCAGGGAGAAGATATTGGACGGATATCAATCGGCTGGTCTCGCAGCACCTGTTCTTCTCCACTATCAAGAAGCCAGGTCCATTTGGTTTGAGCAACACAAGGTAGGAGCGGAATCGGATTTCTTTGCTGGGGTTCAGAATCACCTTCTCCCAAGCATTGTCGGCAAGGACGTGATCAGGACTATTAGCACAACCGTTGATTGGAGCTCTATAAGGAGATACAATGAAGCATTTGCGAGTGGCAACTACAACAGGACCAAAGTTTTCCTCGATCCGCTTGCGAAAGAAATTTTGTGGCTCAAGTCAAAAAGTGGGCCCCATCTGAGTATCCCAGCTTCGCTTAGGAAGGAAACTTTCCAGTCAATCATAGAGGGGATAAACCGGGTAGTGCCTGGAGAGATTTGTGTTGTGGACGGCAGGGGTGATAAATCAGGATTAGTGGTAGCTCTTGCTCTGGCAATGGATAGGGAAGAAATTAGTCAGGCACAGGGACACAATATGTTGCTGGCATTGGTTACTACTAATAAGGAAGTTGAATATGGACTTCAATTGTTCAATGTCTTGGAAGCCACAAGCAGGCCGTCGGTTTCATTATCTCCAAAATTTACCACTCCACCTGCTGAATTGCTCAAAACCATTGTCGGAGTGGAGCTTTATGAAGTGACCGAGGCTGTCAAGAAGATGCCTTTTGGTAGTGTAGGGCCCAGTCTAAGGGGTAGGATGGCCCTATTTTACTCAGATGGGGCTTTTGACTATGCGCATGACAAATACCACTACACTTCACAGGGCTGGCCCAGGGAGGTGGATGACTTAGCGAAAAAGCTTGGGGGCTACAATTCCTGTTTAGTCCAGAAATACGACAAAGGAGCTTATATCCCTTTCCATGCAGATGACGAACCATGCTATGATGATAATGACTCTGTAATCACTGTCAATTTGAATGGTAGAGCCACTTTCATCGTTAGGAATAAGACGACTGGGGCGGAAACCCGCCGCGAACTGCACCATGGATCAATACTTGAGATGCTCCCGAGTTGCCAGAAGTTGTGTAAGCACTCAGTTAATGTTAGGGACCAAGGAAGAGTGAGCCTAACTTTTAGGCGTCAAAGGAGGACCATGAATGGGACCCCTATTTAAATTGATTTACTAGTTCTAGTTACAGTTTTGGATCAAACTTTAAATGATATCCGGTTTCCCCTGCCTTAAGGGGGTCACAAGGATAATGTCTGGTGGAGCACCTATTCTTAGTTGAATGGGCCACTTGGTGTACGTCAGGCTTAAGTGATCTGGCGGTCCTATCATATTCCAGGATTTAACCTGGTTCAGGGGTAACCCGTATGTAGCCTTGAATAGACGAGGCAAATAGCTCTGCACGCTGCTATTCAAATAAGGGTCGTGTGCCCAGTCCCGGTTAGAAGGACACCCACATTTCATAGGACCAGTATCAATTGGGAGGAAGGGTAAGGAGTATTCATCCGTGTAACGCTCTGTGAACTGAAGCCCCATACTGAGAAAGTCTGAACTCTTTGTGGTAAGTTTGTTGGAACTTTAAACCAACAGCCCAACCCCGGTTAGAAGGGTCGAGTGGTTCTACGTTAGTGAACCAGAACCTCGGGAGAGTTTTCCTAGGATCCAGACCGAATTCTGGCAGCTTGCATGGCAAGATACACTGTAGAGTGGAGGCTTGATAACCCTCCTGCAGTAGGCAAGGCAATGGCTTTTCTGTCGGCGGTAGCGTCCCGACCCTTGTTTATGTTCGCCCGATCAGTGAAAGGCCGATTCGTGTATCGTTAAACACGAAATCGGGAGATTTATCCTAGGATCCAGACCGAATTCTGGCAGCTTGCACGGCAAGACGATACCAAATATCGTGAATTTGGAGAACTGGGAAGTTGGTCCAGTGTAAATACCAACCCTTGTTGGCAGCAATTTTTCTGTCAAGTATGACACGCTTCTGTGTCGCAAGAATGGACACTTGTCCGCAAAAAGATTTTACTTAGTTGTAATGTCACTAATTTTCTTGCGGGGGAATAGACCGTTAAAGGTAGATTCCTCTGTATTGTTAACCTTAGTTAGATGT